TGCCTTGAAATACTGATGTAAGAAAATTTAGAATGCCGTTCAGTACTTGCATAAAACCATCTATAACAATTTTTAGTCCATCAAATATTATTTTAAATCCGGCTAATACCGTACTTCCCCAGTTATCCCAAAATGTCTTTATAAGTCCAAAAACAATCTCTATAATTGTCAATATAATATTTATAGATGTATTCACTATTGTAAATAACCTATCAAATACAATTGATAAGAAGTCTAATATCTTTTGCCATGTGCTTAATATAGTATTTGACGAACTTTCCTGCGAATCAGCAATATCATCACTACTGTCACCAAATATTGTGCTTATGAGCTGTGAGATAAAAGTAAATATACCACCAAGGTAATCCATAACCAGATTCCAGTATCGTTCAAATGTAGCGTATATCTCTTCACCATGCTTTTCAAAGAAACCTTTAACAGTATCTATAAACATTCCGACTGCTTCTTTTATGGTATCGAATATGTTAAATAAAAACTCTTTCACCTTTCCGAAAGCATTGATTATATTCTGCCTTGCTTCATCTACATCTATACCTGCATTCTTAAAGATTTCTCCTATGACAGAATCATTTCCAAGCATAAACTGAATAAAGTCCTCAACAATAAGTGCGAGGACTACTATAACGGCAATGACACCTAAGACTTGTAGACTTGATGCCCCAAAGAACTTACCAATTCCTTGTATCAATTTGATAAACGCTTTAGCACCTTTTATTACTTTTCCCCAGTTCATAGCTATTAAAAATGCTCCTGCTATTATAGATAATAACTTAATAGCATTTTCCATGCCTCCAAGCCTATTTACTATAGTACCTACAACTCCTATGACTCTATCAATTCCACCTCTCATAGATGATGTAAATCTATCAATAGCCGGCTGTAGTATTTTTACAATGCTATGTATTTTATCAAATGTTTTTAGAATACGGTTATTTCCTTCAGCATCTAACAATATAGCCTTTGCAAATTTTGTTGCAGCCTTTACGCCTTTAGTGACCCACTGAACAAATACTGCCATTACAGGAAGTAACTGTCCACCAATGAACTCTTTAAACTCTTCTTGTGCTGATTTTAAAGACCTCATAGATGACTCATAAGAACCCATACTTCTTACACAATCACCTACTGCATCAGGTGACTGTCTTAAAATAGCATTATAGTTTACCTGCATCTTATCAAGCTGAGACAGCTTTTCATAGCTTCCTTCCATGCCAAGTGCTTTCATTGTCTCTGCTCTAGTTACATCATTTAATACTGCACCTAATGTCTTTGCAGCTTCACTTTCTCCCATTACAGCCTTTGTCATGGCTTCAACTGCTACATCCTCATCTTGATTAGAAAAAGAAGCAATATCTAAGGCTAAAGAGGTCATCTCCTTAGATAAATTTGCTCCTTCTTCTCTGGTCATTCCAAAACCGACAAGTAGATTCTGCTGGTCTGCTAAATAGGCCTTAATTGCATTTTTATTTCTACCAACCGAATCAGCAAACTGAGTTGCCCAATTATCCATCTCGGTAGCCATATCTCCAAATACAACATTGAACTTATTTTCCATCTCCTCAACATTAGATGCTGCTTCAATACAATCAGATACAAAAGAGCCTAATGAGTTAATAGAAAAAGCAATGAATATAGTTCCTAAGAGTTTTGTAGCCATATCCTTAAGTGATTTAATACTACTTTCTGCCTGTTGCTGAGAAGCTGAGTCTACTTCAAATCCAAAGGCAACGGATATATCCCTAATTGTCATTTAAGTCCTCCTCTCAATCTCTTCGGCTCTCCCTCTTTCAATATCTAATTGCATAGAATATAAGGAATATAATTTTAGCATTTCGTCAAGTGTGTAAACTTCTTTTAGTTCTGTCATTGATACAATGCCTGCTCTTATCAATACATAACCTCTAAGCTCTAACTCACCAAACTGTGAATAATCAAATTTGCCGAACTTTACAATTTCTTCCTCGGTTTCTTGATAGCCACCGGTTCGGCTTTCCCAGATAGGGTGGCTAATCTCTCGAAAAAACCATTAAAATTTAGCTTTATAACATAAACACATAGCACAAACATATCCTGTACATTTCCACAGAATACCTCATCTGCTAAATCTCTATTAAGCTTTTCCTGATGTGTTTTGCCGTCATCGTCTTCATACTCAATTACAATATTTTCTCCAAGCAATAACTTACTCATAAGAGATTCCAGCTTATCACCATTGATTGCAGTTGAGCCTGATAATGCCTCTGCTGCTTTATTTACATCTATATCCATTAAATCCCCATTACCAACCAACGGTGCAATAACACCAATTAAAGGGGACAAGACCGATGCTAAATCCCCTGTAATATTGGCTGCTTTAAATGCAGGAAATGGCTTAATGTAAAATGTGTTATCACCTATATTTACCTTTTGTGCCTCCATTTGCTTTAAAGCCATATATCAATCTCCTTACTTAAATTCACCTTCACCAACAACTATTTCCCACTCTCTATTGCTTTGTGCTTTTCCTCTTGCCCATGTAGCCGGCTTTGTTACCCATGCTACAGCACCAACAAATCTTTCTTCACCGATAATATCATTGATAGAAACAGCGAATGTTCCGTTTCCATTCAGCTGGTCCTTATCATACATATCCTGCAAGAAATCATTTGTAGATGATGACTGCAACAATGCAATCTTTACTTTGTACATTCTGGAAGGATCTATACTTCTTGCCACCTCCCCATCTGCACCTACTACATAAGATGTGCCATCTCCATCAGACTCAACACTTATAAAACTATCATCAGCAAATCCACTTACAATGTGTCTGCCAAGGGCACATGTTACCTTACGTGGATTGTATGTAGTTACTTTTGCCATAGTATTCTCCTTTCAATTAGAATGTCACATATCCTTCTATCTCTACTGCATGTATTGCCCCTGCAACCCTAGCAGACCATGTACAGTTAGATAGCTTTCTTGATTTCCTAACCTCTTCTGTTATTTCAGATGACCTTGGAACATTGACATGATAAGCCGGAATAGCATTTCCATCAGCATCAAACTCCGTGAGTGAAATACCGCCAATATCCTGTGCCTTCTTGAGTGTTTCCTCAATTTTACAAAGAACAAGATTTATACCATTGTCATTGAATGGAATCTTCTTGTTATCTTTAAACAACTTAAATACATTGACCTGCATTTCATTCTTCAGCCAATCTATGAATCTTATTACATCAATCCATTCTCCACTCAACGTTGCTCCACCGATATTGAAATTAGAACCTGCATACCTCAATACCATTCCAACATGCTTTCCCTCTAAGTTTCTTTTCTGTTCATTAGTAAGCAACGATGGATATACGCTATTCAATGCCTTTAAATGCCATGTTTCGGTTCCTGGATTGTATGAAAAACACTTTGCCATCAATGCTAATGCGGCGTATCCATTTTCTTTAGGCTGATTTCCGGCATCAAAACCGTCTGCAAGACCAGAATATATAGCAAATGTCCTATAATAATTGGTCTTCGTAATTGGAATAGTATCTATGTTGTCATACTCAAACCCAAACAACTTATTGTTTGCTTCTGCCCAATCTGCAGCTTTATCAATATCTGCCTTATCCTTAAATCCGGTAATATGGAATCCGTAAAATCCTACCTGCGAACTTGCTCTATCAAGCGTAGCCTTCAAGTCTTCATTCAATGCATCTGTCTTTTTTCTAAGACAAACAAAAATTCTACTCGGTGATGGATTTTGTGAAAAACATACACTTGCAGCTATATAAGCTGCCTCTGTAGTCTTATATCCATATTCCAATAGCTCGTCTGCATTAGATATCTCAATTACAGTTTCTGTCATCTGCTTTCTTGACGAGGCACTGGCTTTTTCTACTACAATTAATATCTTGTCAAATGAAACATCACTTGTAGTGGGGTTTGAAATCTCTATATTGCATTTGATAATGTCATCTAATAGATTATTCTTCACTATTGATTTCCTCCTTCATAATTAGTATCTTTAATATCTGCTTCTTCTATAATATCTGTTCTAGCCTTTGATATTTCAGCTGTTCCTCCTCCTGATGCATTTGGTAGCGTTCTTCCACCAACACCATATGGACCATTTGTATACTGTGTAAATGATACTGTAGCCTCTGCCATAGCCCTATACCTATACTTACTATCATTCTGTAATGCAGTTAAATCTCTTATAGGTGGCTCTAATGTTATGTCCAATCCATATGTTGCTAACTTATCTACTATCACATCAGACTCTATAAAACTAAAGTAATCAAACAAATCACTTGTAGCTGTATTTATATAATTTCCTGTGACACATCCGGCTACTGATATTGCTTTTCCTTTTGTATATAGATTTATTTCAAGTGTAGTACTACAGCTATACGCTCTCTCATCTCCGTCTACTATTGGAAACAATGTCTTCCTTATTCCCCCTAGTTTTAGTGTTATGTATGGAGTTTCCGGCTTTGTATTAATCTGTTCTGCCCATATTACTTTAGCACCACAAAAAAATTCAGCTGTAATGTCATATATCATCGACTTAACATATTCCAAGGTCATACATTATCCCTCCACAATAGGTTCTTCTTCATCCAAACATTGAACAAATGTAGCTGTATAGTGCCTAAGTGGTGTGTTTTCACTGAGTCTACTTGTTTGGCACTCAAACCATTTGCCTTGAAAAAATACTCTGTCAGCTTTTTGCTGTTTGCTTTGATCTTCAGCTAAAATTTCTAAGTCACAGAATACTTTAAGTCTCTGTATTGAATCTCTTCCATCAGGTGTGGTATCTACCTTGTTCTCTAACGTCTGTATGTCCATTAGCAGCGTTAAATCGTTGTAGGGTATAGAATAATACCCTTTATCAAATTTAGGCTTTAAATAGCGTCTCAGTGTGTATCTCTTCTTAAGAAAATTTATTAGTCACCACTTCCCTTCTCTTTAATTACATAATTAACAGACTGTCTCATTCTACCTGTGTCAATGAGTGGTTTAGAAGAACCTTTTTTTGCAATAGTATATGCCGAATTGGGTACAAAACTTCCATTAGTAATTTTCTCCTGTATTAGGTCTTTTTGAAAAATACCAATCTCTTTTAATACCTGTTCAGCTGATGCACCACCTACTATATCTGCTTTCTTACTCTTCAAGAAATTCTTTATCTTGTCCTCATTTTCATCTACACTCATACGCAAAAAGGGACGAGCCGGTGCACGCTCTGTCCCTAATTCATTCCACATGGCAATATCACAAATGTCTGTCCCGTCATCTTCTGTAGCTCCACCTTGCTGAAAGCCGACACGAACTTGCAAAGAGCCTAGTTCTCTAAGCATTCTCTCCAATCTTCTTCCATCAGGTGTAACTGTATCTCTCACATTAGCACTCATATAGCTTCTCCTGCTGATACGATAGGAATAATTGCATTTCTACGCAATGTCAAGAACTCCAAGCCATATACAGTTAATGCATACTCTGCATCAACCTGTAAATTTGTTTGCTGTCCAGTTGTATAACTGATTGATGTTTCTCCTTCTGAGTAAGACCCTACCCTCAAGGAATCTGCAATACTACCTGTTCCTGTATCCCCATATCCGTTCATTTTAAGTTTATGTGCTGTCAAATACGCCAATGCCTTTTGATATGATGCTCCGAACCTTTTTTCGCTTATCTGGTCCGAATACAACTTTATAAAAGATTTAACACCATATTGTGTAACTTTACCGTCATTGACTACATCATCATCAGGAAGGTTGCCAAACTCGGTAGCAACCATCCTGAATATTTCCAAGGCGTTCATATATAGACTCCTTTAAAAGGTTACTTGCTAAGAGCTGCCTTTACCTTCTTACGTACATCCGCTAAGTCTTTACAGTCTGCCGGATTGATTCCAAGCTCTTTTGCTAAGGATGCTGCATCCTCATCTGATGCATCCTTAAGGCTATCCAACTTAGTTTTCTTGTCTGCATCTGACATTCCTTCTGCTTCTGTCGTTTCAGTCACAACCACTTCCGATGTAGGCTTTCCAGACATTGTAACAAGCCCCATTTCCTTGTAAATTTCAAGGATAGGGCTTCTTTCAAACACTGCCGGTACTTCCTTTGTCTCTTCCGGAAGGATGATAACATCACCTACACCTATTATTTTTTCCGAAATATTCTTTAACTTTACTGCCATACGTTTCTCCTTCTATTTATGCTCCCACCGCTATTAATGCAGACAATGGATAGTAAATCATCATACCTGCAACTCTTTCCTCGCAAGGTACAATCACTTCAAGATTTCTATTCTGCAATGGATACTGATAGTATGGCATTGGAACTTCAAGTGACATCTTCTCCTCGGAATTTGTAAAGAGGAACATTACTCCCTTCTTATATGGGTTAGTCTCATCTGAATCTGCCTCTAATTCCGGTGCTGCAATAATATTCTTAAGGTACGGTGCATTCTCCTTCAAGAATCTAAGAACCGTGTAGCCTGTGTTTGGAATCTGACGTGTAGAAATATCAATAAATACACTATGAGGCAACATGAGAGTATCGGCTCTCTCTACACCCTTTGTAATCTTAGACTGATAAGCAAACATGCCGTTGATATCATCTAATATCTGTGAGGCCGTCTTATGCTTGAAATCAGTATAATTTGTTCCACCTACTGCTACCTCACTGAGGGTAAAGAGTGGGATATTGTTTCCTGTAGACAATACTCCCATGATGTTATGGTCCTTGTCACCTGCAAATGCAATAACATTTGTCTTTCTGTCTGTTGCATATCTTGCCGCCTCTGCTCTACGTGTATCAAGTGACTTACCTGCCATACGGCTTGATCTCATGTCCTGTACTGAATATCCATAAGATGTACCGATAGACTTAACATTTACTGTTGATGGTCTGCCCTTCACATCAGCTCTTGGTAGGTCTGTGGCATAATTGCTTATGATAGATGCCATACCTGTCTTTTCATATGAATAGTATGTAGTTGTTTCTGCACCTTCTGGAACTTCATGTGTAACAGGGAAGTTATTCAATGCAGAAAACTCCGGATACAGCTTGTCATAAGACTTTGACTTGATGTAATCCAACTCTCTTGCAAAGAATACAGATGCATCTTCTGCACTATCGAATCTACATAATCTATCCTCCCTAAGTGTAGGCATTAGATTTGATGCTTTTAAAGCATTGTAATCTGCCTTGTCATACCCACTTGATGGCATATCAGGATTATAATTTCTACTCATTAGTTTACCTCCTACAATTAAAGTACGATAACAGCAATGCCGTTATCTTTGTCTACAACATTTCCAAACTTTGCTCCGATGTCAACCGTTCCTGTTGAACTTGTGGTAAAGGTTCCGGCATCATCACCTGTAAGTGCTACATACGCTGTCTTTCCTGCTTCAGGTGTAATTCCGTTTGCAAGTCTACCCCAGATATTGCCCTTCCTCATAACACTAAGGGCTGCTCCCTTTTTGATAATCACATTACCATCAGTGTCATGCTCTGTAGTTGCAATTGCAACGGTTACACCTTCAATCTTATCTGCTGTAACACCTGTTGTAGGAAGCTTTACTCCCTTACCTACATTTGTACCAACTGCTACCGCAAGCCCGAACTTCATCTTCTTGTCAGTCTCTTCATTTGACCTTGTAACTACCTCATCAAATGCAATATCAAATTTGCCCCCAGGTACACCCATAGGAGTGCCATAATTGTAATTGAGTTGTGCTGCCATTATTCATTACCTCCTGTTCTCTGAATCATTCTATTTCTTGCTGATAAAGCCATGCTTTCATTAGAATCTGCTCTTTTTCTCTTTGCCTGTGCTATCATCTGCTGCTTCTGATAAGCTACATTCTTTGACTTCTTTACCTCTCCAACTGCCAAATCATACATAGCATCTATATAAGCATCTGACTTTCCATCAACTCTCATTGTAGGCAAAACCTTTGCAATAATAGTCTTTTTAGCCTGCTTAATGCTCATGTTTTCAAGCCCGTCAAGGTTGAGCTTATCACCTACACGGCAGATATTTAATCGCTGTCTTATAATCTTATCTGCTGAATCCGCATTTGTATTCTTTGTGTTTGTAGTCTTTGACTCGGACTCGGAATTAGAATCGCCTTCACCGTCATCTTCCTCATCCATGTTCTCTTCTTCGGCATCACTATCTGAGTTATTCTGCTTTTCAGCTAAAAGTTTCTCAATTGCAGCTAAAAGCATATCTATATCTGAATCCTGCTGAGTAATAACATCTTTAGCAACTCCTAAATCTGTTGGCTCATCTTCATCCTCTCTCTCAGACTTATGCTCCTTTACCATCTCAACGATAGCCTCCGGAGTAGTACCTTCAGTATCATCTTCATCCGATTTTACAGTTTCATCCTCATCAGACTTTTCATTTGCTTCTACATCATTCTCATCTTCAGTATTAACTTCAGCCTTCTTACTTGCCTTATAAGCCAATATGGCCTGCTGTAGCTCCTCCGGTGATAATGACTCGTTAGAAATAGTGCCATTGTCTTTTCTCATTAACTTACCTCCTTTAAGTTCTTGTATATCTTTTTCATCAATGTTTAGCCTTGCTTGTTCACCTGCCCTCGCAGATGCAACAATAGCTAAATGATTAATGACAATGTTAGTTTGGATCGCATCATAATGCTCTCCATCATAAACCCCTGGCTCTTCAATTAAATCAAGGTTATATCCAAGGGATAGCTCTTTTAGACCACTATCCTTCATAGCATCTGTATCGTGTATGATAATCTCTGCACGAACATCATTACCATCTTGATAGCCTTCCGTAAGTATTGTGCCTACCTGTTCCTTATCAACATTGCTCTTGTCCACTACTCCTGCATCATGTGTGATAATAATAGGCTTACCTTTATATGTTTTTAATGAATCTTCATCAAATACATATTTAGGCAGTCTTAACTCTCTCCTAATACTTCCATCCGGATTGACATACTCAAAAATTCCACACGATGTAAGTATAGGATGGTCCACCAAATAACCTTCTTCTGTAAAGTATGTAGAATCTTTCCTATCTAGCCTAATACTGTCTAGCCTTCTTACTCTCTTTAGAGTAGGTGAGTCTCTTGTCCCCATTTTTCTTTACATCTCCTTTCTTTTTACTCATCTCTTCCTTGTACACCCTAGATATAGCTATTTCAGCTGTCTTATCGCTATAGCCTTCTTTGTTGCACATCATGCTAGTTCCTTTCTTTGTATTAAAAAAGAACCTTGCCTTTGCAAAGTTCATTTTCTCTGTTATCGCTTTATTCATATGTTTGTCACTTTTCATTAACCATTTTCCCGACATTAGGAAAATGGACCATTTTGGTGACATCAACAAAATGGTTAAGTACATAGACTAAACATTTTCATTTTTTGAAACTGTTGAACTTGTCACTTTTTGGAACAAGTTGATACTTTAAGTATTTTACACTTTGGAAACACCTTAATATCTCGTTTTAAATGTATAGTGAAATAATATTAAGCAAGCTTTTTAAACATGCTAAATGCTATTTAATGGTAACTTCTACACTATCATCTATAGGTAGATTGAGATTGCTGTTATTGAATACAGGCCTGCCAATGCACCTACATTGATAATCTTCTCCTGGATGGCAAGCTCTTCCATCTGAGTTAAGTGGGGGATTATCCCAACTAAACTTCTTTCCATTTAAAGCCCTGTGACTTTCTCTAACTCTCTCGTCACCACAGGTACACCATATGTATTCAGTGATTCCTGCATCTATTTGTTGGTGCCTTTGTATCTGTCCATTAAGCTTTGCCGTTTGGTCTCTTGCTATAAGCCTTGCATGTTTTAAGCTTACTTTATAGGCTCTCTGGATTTCTTTAAGCATTCTTGTTGTAGTCTTTCCGCTTATATAGCCGTTATACACTATCTCTCTCATTTTAGCTAAAGAATCATTAGGAATTGTAGATATAAGGTCTACATTCTGTTTAGCCCAATCCTGCAATTGCTCATTATAAAAATCACCCAAATAATAATCTTCTCTTATATCTATTCCTAATGTAGACCTTATGGCTTTTTTCCATTCCTTAACTGTAAGCTTTCTATTGAGATTTGCCAGATTTTCAAGCTTCTTTCTCAATCCATAACCACTAACCTTTTTTACAAGCTTTGATTCTATCCTTGCAAAAATTTCATTTATCTTAAGCATTAAATCTGTAAAGGAATCAGCTCTAATTCCTTCTTTAATATCTGCATCCCTATTTCCCTTATAGCTATCCTTTATTTCCGGAATTGCCTTTTCAATCTCTTGCTTAAGCAATCGCATATATTCATTAACAACTCTTATATACTCCCTTTCGGCAGATTGTGGAATTTGAGGGATGTACTTGCTCTTTAGGTTATCGTGTCCATAGAATTTCTTTCTAATCTTTTCTACATATAACCTCCTGTTTTTATCATCCATGCTGATTTCTCCGTAAATAAAAATGACCATGCAATTTGCATAGCCATTTTTACTTATAAAAAATTACTTAATTCTTCCTGTTCTTTCATAATTCTTTCTTGCCTGGTTAAGGCTCATTTTATTTGCACAACATTCTTCGTCAGGATTTTCTAACTGAATTGGATCATCATGCCATCCACAAACTTCGCATATGTCAAAACATCCTTCATATTCAAATTCAAACTTGCCGCAAACAGGGCATTTATGTTTCTTCATCTTCCACTCCCTCTCTTTCTTTTAACCTATAAAAATATTTATTTGCTATATCCAAATTAGATTGTCCAGTTTTTTCACTATATTTAGCGATAAAATAAGTTCTTATTATACCTCCAGGTATTCCTTTACCATACTCTCCAGTTTTTATATTGAACCTACATACTTCGCCATACTTTGTGATATATCCATCAATGTCTCCTCCACATTCCTTGCTGATGAAATCCTTCGCTTTTTCAAGGTACTCATCTTCTGTTTTACACTTCAGCTCTTTACCATGGTCGGAGAAATGGCCTGCTAGTAAGTCCTTACTAGCAAAACCTTTACAAGGTATATTTTTACCTCTAGCAGATGGTTTAGGTAATGCTGTAGTTTTTTCAGCTTTTTCTCCTTCAGGTTCCTCTGATACAGTAGTTTTTTCTTTTTGAGGCTTTTCTTCAACATTTTTTTTAATTAAGCTCTCTTTATTGCCAGAGCCTTCTTTTTCATGTTTCTCTTTTTTAGTTTTTCTGGTCTGAGATTTATTTTCTTCTCCAGATGAGCTTTCTTTTGAGCCACTTTTTTCGCTCTTTTTTGCCTTTTTATTTGATTCCTTGCTCTCACTTGATGAACTACTATTCTTTGAGCCTCCACCTTGTTTTGCACTTCCACCTTGCTGACCTTTTACCCCTTTATGTCCAAAGTTTCCACTGCCTTCTCCACCATCTATATTGTCTACATTTAGACTACCCATATTAAAATCTTTTGTCAATTTATTTTTCAAAAGATTTTCCAACATACATATAGATTCTGCAAATGGTGGAAATAACAGCTCACCATTTAGTTCTTCTAATGACAACCACCTTGCATCTACCATTTCTATACCATCTGCTTTTGGTATTCCTTTGAATTGGTCTGTAAAGTATAGCTTAGAATCGCAATATAGCCCTGTGGTGCATTTGTAAGTGCCTAATGGTAGAATATTAAGGGGTACAATATTAAACTCTTCCTGTGCCTCTCTTATGGCTGCTTCTTCAGGTTGCTCGCCTTCTTCAATATGTCCTCCGGGACCACATAGAAATTCAGAATCATTTCTTTTTGCACATAAAATTTTACCATCTTTAATAACCAAAACAGCTACTGCATTACAGCTACCATCTTCCTGTATCTTACTATTTATTTGAAAATCAAAGTCGTCAATATTCTTCTCTTTGTCTTGCTTTATACTTTCATTCCCATTATCTTCAGGAAGTTCAATATCATCTTCATCAATCAGCTCTTCAATATTGAAATCTCCGTTGATAGCAAGCGACTTTCTTACTTCTGAAGGATCTAAAACTCCTGCATCTATATATGCCTGTGCAAGCTGTGCTTTTATCTGTTCAGTCTGTGCTTTCTTCTGTTCTATATCAGCCTTTTCAGTATCAGATAGGGACCATAAAGCGGAAAACTTGACCTTGAACTTAGGAATATACTGAATCTCACCTTCAAGAAATCCCTGCTTCAAAATCAAGTCAATCAAAGTTCTTATATTCTTCTTCATATTCTGCTTTTGGATGTTCTCTACCATGTTGTAGTAGTTTTCCAAGTCACTGTCTCCTGTAGCGTTCATTCCTGCCGGAGACCTGCCAAACAAAATAGTTTGTGGAATATTAGTAACAGCTGAAAGCATATTACAGGTAGTATCTATAACATCTTTAACTCCTGCCATCTGCAATGTCTTAAAATCATAATCTTCACCCTCTGCATCTATAGCCATTGAATTAAGGATTCCCCTTGCCATGTCAATAACCTGTAATCTTTGCAGTACCTTTCCCTCTCCCTCATCTGAACTTAAAAGAGTAGCAAGGTTTTTCATCTTGTATATTGCTTGTACAGACCTTTCAAGCAACTTAGTACCGTTAGAATGTGAAGTCATACACTCCCTTAGGGCTTGCTTTATCTTTACATGTTCAGGCATTCCCCAATGTCTGTAAATCGAATTAGTCGTCTGCTCTGGTAATCTACCATTCCTAAATATCAAGCACCTTGTGTAGTGTACCGTAAAAGAGCCGTATATAGAATTGATGTGATAAAATTCAGGCTGACCTATTGGCAAATCACTGTTGCTAAATATCATCTTGCTTTGATAAAGTCCCTGGTAATCCTCCTGAACTATAGCTCTTTCAAATACCATCAACTCCTCAATAGTTCTAACATTGTCGTAATCTAATGGCTCTTCTAAGCTCCCACCATCATCACATAACATTACTATGAGAGCACCACCGTACAATCTGGCCCATTTTTCTGCTGTTGCAAATTTCTCTTCAAAGTCAAGCTCATCAAGCCTTTCTTCCACATATTCTGCAATACTATCATCGCCATAATCTATGTCAAGCCCATGTTTAACTGCTTCTTCTGCAGGTCTGTCTATAATTTTGGAAAACAGTCCGTTACCTTCATATAGCCTAACTAATTCCATGTCTGCTGTTATAGGCTCCTGCTCATAGCTATATGCCATTGAATTATCCTGAGCTGTGCCATATTTATTTAACAGATTTGTATATCCATCTTGTCTGAGGTTATCTTGCTTACCATCAATAATGGCTGAACCTCTTCTTGACCTATTAATGTCATTAAGCTTATCTTTTTTTCGTCCTTCCAATTGTTCCTCCTTTCTATCATACATATATATGAACCTTATTTGACATTTACAGCCTTTAGCTGCATTTTATTTTGTATTTGTGTATATAAATAAGGGTGTTGATTTTCATTCTCCTTACGACTAATTTCTAGCTTTATAAAAGAGAATCTATATCAAAGCTATTGTTTGTTAATTCATTGAATGCGTCTGAGGATGCATCCACCATGTCATCGTTCTTAGATTCAGGGAATGATTCAAGCTGATTGAAATACATTTCATTCCAATCTGCTACCAACACATCTATAAATCCGTTCTGCCATTGGGCTGCAAATGGTGTAGCTCTTAACTCCTTGCTTCCGGATATAGGCTCTGCCTTTACATTGAAACCTGCAAGGCTATTTACATATTGTTTTGCAACTATTTTTCCTGCTGCTCCAGGGTCCTGTGGCAATCTCACTTTATAACTTTGACCATATTTTTTTCTATCCGATATTGCGGTCATTAGGATAAGGCTTTCAACTTCTCCTGCTTTTATCTGTTTATTGATAACATCAGCTACGATATATCTTCCATTTTTCCTCTTCCCAATTAACACTCCTGCTGTATAGTCGGCATTACCATTTTCATCTTCAGATGTAGCCGCTAAGTCCCATGCTCTGCACCAATAAACTACATCATCAGGAATCATTTCAAGGTAACCGTCTATTGGTATTTGAACTCTCTTAAAGAATCTTCCTGCTTGTGACTTAATCTTCCAGTTGCCATATAAAAGCCTTTCCATATCAACTTCTGTCATTGCTTTAAGGTTTGATAAATACGATGGATCCGATTGCATCAATATTTTGTTGTCTTCAAGTCTACTGGCTATAAAGGTTACCGACTTACATTCATTTGGATTTATATTTAGCTCATCAGCTAACTCTTCAGGTGAACCTCCCCAATAAATCACATCATTAAGTACATACATATACCTAATAATGCCACTCCTCTCCTTTATCGGATATCCTGTATCTTGGTCAATCCACCATGATATGAATTGGGCAACCCATTTATCCGAATCAGGGTTACATGTAGCACGTACATAAGGCTTAATTCCACATGTACTTCTGTTTCTTGATAACATATATAAAAATTGGTGTTTTGAAAAATGTGTCAATTCATCAAATCCCAAATACGCTATTTCGGTACCTTGCCAGGCTTGTAAATCTTCATCTTTGTCAAGATGGGCAAATGTCAACTTTGCACCGCTATTGAACTTCCAATGTAATTTAGGAGATTTCCTCTGCTGTGCATCAGGAACTTGTGAAAAAATCTTAACACTTGAGTCCCATAGTCCTCCTTCTGCTGTTATCTGAGTGTAATTTTTTCTAAAAATTACAGAACCGAAATTTTTAACATCTTTATGTCTTAAAGCTTCTAACAGCAACGCATAGGTTTTTCCACCACCTGCAGCACCACCATAAATAACTATATCTGCTGAGGATGCCATAAACATGGTTTGAGGTCCTGCCTGTGGCTCTAACATATTAGGTTTTGGTGCATCTCTTCCATTATTGGGAATAAGAATGGTAGGATAGCTTATGTCAACTACATGGTTATCTTCATCACCAATGTACCCCATCTTATTAAGCTCTCCAGTAAGTTCCCCTAAAACCCTTACTGCTCCTGTATCACCATCTACCATTGCCTTCTGTATCATCCTTACAACAACGGCTGCTTGATAGGTCATATCATTTTCTTCAATTCCCATCCTAGAAAGTGTATCCCTAACATTTCCCATTTGCTTTGAAACTGAGGCTTCCATTATGGCTTTTGCCATCTCTCTCATGCTTTTTTTCTGCCGTCTAACCTCTCCAGATTTGATACCACCATTTCTACCTCTTGTCTTTGCTTCTTCTTTGGTTCTGACAGGGATTAAATCTTTTTTAGCCACAGTTTGCTCACCACCTTTCATACATACCAAAAAAGAGCCAAAATCAACTATTTTTAGTCAATCTCAGCTCTTTTATTATTATGGCTATTAAGCTTAGGCAGTTTCACTCACCATATAATCTAGTTACTACCTCCTCACCTGCAATTATTGCACTTTGAATATCTATTCCTATCTGTTTGAAAAAGTTTGGATGAACAATACATTCATATGCTCTGCTCATCTTTTCTCTATCTTCCTTTGTTATATTGATTCTAAAATCCTTTGCTATTTTAAGAGCCTGCTTAAAGTCTCCTTTTTTAACTGCTTCTCTTACTAAGTCCGACTTTTTTACCAATGCTGCTGTGAATGCCATAAATAAAACCCTCCAAATAATAAATTATTGACGCCGCGTACGATAGCATATACATACATGGTGTCAATAATATATTTCATTATTTGTTTGATAATATTCTATCCTCAACCGGGTTAGCTTTATGTGTCTTTGCATACTCAAGTATCGGTTTCATCTGTTCCTCATTTATAACTCCATCAATCAAATCTTGTTGATAGGAATATATCCAGCTTCCATCATCAAAGTAACACCTATGCAATGGATATAATGCTTTCTGCTCTGTTGTAGTCATATCCCAGTCGGTTTTACCCATTCTTTTTCCTTTTAATGTATGACAGTCATATACCCATTCAGGAATGTCATCCTCTTGTAATACACATGATTCAATTGGCTTTATCTTAAACTTACTCCAATCTATCGTATTATCTGGGCTAATGATACTTGTTGCTTCTAAATGCTCATAGTCCTCATCATTAGATTGGCATAGTAAGATAGCCGCCTTACTTATAAAAATCTCATCCTTTTCAGTCTTTTTTGCATTCACAATGCTATCTGTATTTTTTAGAGCATTTATTTCACTAAGTACACTTTTCTTTGATAAGTTAGAAGCATAATCTATAAATACATCCCATAGCAGTTCTCTATTATTCTTCCTTAACAAATCCATCCTATATCCTATCTCATCCATATCAAGCTTAGAGATAGCTTTTTGTAGGATTACACAATCACCATAAAGCTCATACTCTTCATCACTGAGGGATAATTCACCATCTTTAATGTTTTTGTAATCAAATAATGAAATCTGAGAAAAACCACTCCTATCATATTTTGCAGACTCAGTATTGATAATATCGCCTGAATCAATTCTGCTCTTTAACTTTTCTATCTCCGACTTACTTGCTTGTATTATTCCATTTGTCCTTGAAACAAGAACAAAGTTACATGCAAAGTAGCAAGCATCCCTGTTCTTTTCAACCCTACACAGTAACGCTACAGCTCTACTTATATTATCATCCTGTTTTGACTTCTCATCCTGTTCTTTTAGCCACAAAATCTCTTTTGTAACTACTCCATAACAGTCTTCAGCTGAAATCACCAACATACGATTCCACATAACCTTTCTGTAGGAATTCTTTACTTGATTTGCAGCAAATCCTGCATCCTCATAATTACCCCTTCGTATCGCCTTTTGTAACATGCTAATCATATCATACATATTATAACCCGTATCAGTATATGGATAAGCCATGCCTGTTCCTCCTTAATAATTTGTTTATTATGTTGAACGTAGCGTAACATTTACGAGCGTAAAGTCAAATATTTTTTATCTTTCAACCCTTATTCTAGGCTTATTATTTTTAAAGTTATAGATAAAATGTCTACCCCATCTTCTCTTCATTTCACTAACACAATCAACCTGATCTTGCCTTGTCTTGCTTGAATTGCCACCTTCATTTGTATCCGTCTTAGCATCAACGCAGAAATATAACGGTCTTAAAACTATCCTATTAACTAACAACTCATGTAACATAACATCTAAATCGCAGTTATGATAAACTTTCTCGTCATATCTTGATTTATATGCTTTCTTATTATACCAACGCATTGCTCCTGTTGTACCTTTGAAAGCAAATTCAGCAATATAATTCCAAGGACTTATAGCAGCATCTTCAGCTCCAAATCCAATATTTAAATCAACCATTATTTGTGCTATCCTCTCTATTTCTGATAGAATAACATCTTTGTCTTCTATTTTTACCGTCTTATCCAGTCTATATAGAAATTCATCTACATCATCATCAATTGTAAAGATTACATCTTCTTCAGAATTATCATTGATGTAGTTGCTTACTTTTACATAGTTATCTATTAACTCATCATCTACAGCCCATATTTTAGGAATACCTGCTTTTCTGTACTCCTCCTCTTCAGATTTTCTTACAACATAAGTACAGTCATCAATCAACTTATATGTATTAGTTGTCTTTGCCCTTCCACAGCTTGGAACATATATACCTAATCTAAGTTCATCCATTACTTATACCATCCTTCAGGAATTTTATAGCCACAATTAAAAATATAATCTAATACAGATAAATTCTCTATAAAAGTCTTCTTATGATACTGATTATATACAACCGGTGTATAGTCACTATAGATAAGTTTTATCCCACTTTCATTATAAGCTTCCTCATCATTATACTCCTTACCTCCTCCACTTCCTGAGTAATAAGAAGTAGCTCCTAAAGTCTTACATTGAAAGATATTTCTATCATTATTTTTTAAGGAAGTCGGAACATCTATACTGGCAACAACTATCTTTGTTGAAAATCCAAATCCTTTAATAATCATGTCTAACAAATGTTTATTGATGTCATAGAGCCTCTCATAATCATTTGAAAGAGCATTTTCAAGTAATAAGTAACCTTCATGAAAATATGGATGCTTACTATAATTACATCTTATTGTCTTTAAAAGTTTTTCTTTCCAATTTCCACCATAGCTAATTTTAACCTCATTGATTCTATCTCCAAAATTGTAAGAAACCGGAATTGTAATCTTACCCCTTTTATCCCCGATTCTAATGACATTTGAATTATGCCCAACTCTTATACCATCAACACTTGCATACTCTCTATTTGTGTATTGTACGTCATCATCAAACACAAAAACATCTGACTTAAATATCTTATAAAAGAAGCCCATATATGGTAAAAAATTAGGTTGATGCCCGGAAAAAACTATTTCACCTTTCATCTCTCATAACCTCTAATCAATGAAAAAGCTTCTGCTTTATTCATACTGGCTTGTGTTCCCCTATATATTGCAAGCGAAATTATAGCCGTCTTGCATCTGCTGTTAGGAAACTCTTCTATTTGCGATTCATGCTTTTCAAATGCCCTTATTTTCATATCAATAGTATCTGTAATATCAACATACATATTGGGGTTGAAAACATTTTGTGGGTTTTGGTAATCAATACCTGTTTCCGACAATGTTTCATATGTATATGCGAACATTGGTGTTTCATCATACTTTGCTCTTATAGCTACCATTGCCGCTGCTGTTAAGGCCTTATGGTCTGTATGCAAATCTCCCGGATGTGGTAAGTAAACTTCATGTGGCTTGTACTTTTGTATTACCTTATATATTTCTTGCGTAAATAGCTCATGTGATAATCTATCCAGCTGTAGTTCAGGAAGATCCAAAAATACAGTTTCCGATATACCCAACTCCAAATTTGCTGCTATAGCTTCTTTTCGTCTTGTATTATAGTTTTCATCTGATGTAACTATACAATCAACTATCTTCCATCCCTGTGCTGCCCTCTTTGCTATTGTTCCACCGACTCCAAGTACTTCATCATCCGGATGTGGTGCAAATATAAGCATCGTATTTTTTTCACTCATCTTTGCCCTCCAAAACTTCTTTTTTTATGTTAAATTTCAGCTTTTCTAATTCAGAATCAGATAATATATTTGCCTTAACATTTTCATACCATATTGCTCTGGCATTTATCTTCCTCTTTTTCGCTATTGTTACCTTTTTACCTTCAATCCCTAACTTTCTTACAAGGTCATTGTAATCAAGCGTACTACGACATACTACCATCACGTAATCGTATTTCTCGTAGTGGATAAGCTCTAATTCAGGTATCCTTCTTTCCTCTACATCTTTTTTAGCATCATCATTGACATCCAAATCAATAACTAGGTCTGAAGTCCAATCTGCAAGCATATCCATATCCCACTCACCTGCATGTGTATTATCCTTTATGTTAATTGCTTTTAACTCTGCTTCTGTATAACCAAATAGCTTTTTACAACACAACATTGTATCAGGGTCTTTCCCTTTAATGATATCTAGCCGTTGATTACCGGCTATAATATTATTGTCCTGGTCAATTACAAAAACTCCGAAATCTCCCAGCATCTCAAGACTTCTTTCAAGCTCCTGCTTCTTCTTTTGTGTAATCTTTCTAGGATTCCCAAATCCTGTTTTTATATCTCCTGCTCTCATTTCAACAATTTCTATTCTTTTATCCATTGTGTAAATCCTTTCTTTATCTTTTTAAAATGCTATAATATTCATCATAAAACTCATAGGAGGAAATGCTTATGTATAATGGTGACGAAAAGATTATTGATAATGGAACATACCTCCCATATACAATGCTTAACTTTTGGCAGTGGGCATTATCAAACATTAAGTTTGGAATGACACGTGGAACATTTGCTAATTTTATAGTAAGATGTTCCCTTGATATCGGTGGGATACCTACACGCACCACTATTGGTACAGGCTTTGAGCCATATGACCTTGATGGACCAATCATTAAATCAACACGAAAAATATCTCGCATTGAGGTAAAATCATCCTCATATCTTAATTCAGAAACATGCAGATATTCAGAAAGAGCATCGTTCAATATTTCTCCGGCTAGGCTTCCAGACAATTCCGGAGATTATAGAGACGATGCCCCAAAGCAAAGAAACAACGACATTTATGTTTTCTGTCTATATACAGCAACTGATAACAGACGAAACATCCTAGACCTGTCTTGGTGGGAATTTTTCGTATTACCTACATATAAAATTGAGCGTGACGAAAATCTTAGAAAACAAAAAACAATTTCACTAAGTAGAGTAAAAGAATTATGCCAAACTCTTCAATTTTCTATGTTATGTGATGCTATTATAGATGCTTGCAACGATATTCCATAATAACAAAAAAGAGCCTACCTCTTTTTACTGAGGTGGGCTCTTTAGATAAGGGTAAAACAAATTTTTAAACATTATGGAACATTGGCAATTAATATTATATTATTGGAATATTCCAATTGCAATCCTATATTTTTCTTAACTTTTATTGCTACTCGTTAATTATATAAATACAATCGTTACAAGCCTTATATATTCTACATTCCTATCAAGTATACAGAAATTATTTTACACGCTATTCCTAAATCCCTATATACTATTTTCTCACTTATATTTTCAGTTTCCGCAATTTCAGCTATGCTATAAATCTTGTCATCAATATACATTGAATAGAGTTCTCTGTATCTTCTTTTAGCCTCATCACTGTCAGAATTGTCAACCTCTTCTTTATACAAAGATAAAGCTTTATCTATTGATTGTATTTCAAACAGATCTCTTTTCCTTTTGGCTTCAAATGATTTTATTCTGTTTTCAGACTTCTCAATAACATCTAATCCGCTACCCATTAAGTCTTTTATAAATTCCCATCTAAGCTCAATCTTTTCATATTCAGTAAACTCTTCAGTCTCGACTAGTGAAGCCTTTACTCTACGATAAGACTTAAGCTTGTTTTTTGTGATATGAATACTCTGATTTTCAAGACGCTTCTTTGCTTTTACGTCCTCTAACCTGTATGCCTCAATCGCTTTTTCTGCCGCAATACAGGCAATCTTATTTAATTGCTCTTCAGTAAGGGAATACCTAAGTTCTTTCATTAACTACTACTATCTCCTTCAAGAATACTATAGTAAACCTATATAAACAGGTCGAATTCGACCAGTTTTATTCTTCAAACGGCAATGGCAATTTAGGAATTTTATCTGTATTTTCCATGTCGTAAAAACTCATCTGTTCGCCTCCAAGTATAGGCTTTAATACATACTCCTTTTTTCTGTAATCAAAAACCATCTCAAATCCATCACAATTTATGCCGCCTTTTTGCTCATTCTTGATCTGCAAAACAGAACCAACTTTATGACTAAATTTAGGAGTATGTACTAACCTTCTATCTCCTTCTATTTCCGGATTCTTGTTTTGTATCGTCTCCTCTAAAAAGGAAATATCAATAGTGATTGTAAGCCTTCCTTCAGTGCTGCCTTTCTCTGTCATATTTGTCAATAATTTTTGCAGAACTGCATCAGAATCATTTCTTAACTTATCAAAAACTTCATCTTTTAAGTGCAATGTCATCTCATCCATATTATTTATCAACCTTTCCAAAATGAATACCATTACTTACCATAAACTCTTTAACTGATAATATTTGTGCCTTAGTTCCTGTGATTGTGAACGAGCTTTTATATATTTTGTCATTCACTATATCATTGCATCCATGTGTGTCTTTATCATTACAAGACTTGTTCTCGTTACTATCTACAGGATATGTTGTACCTTGTGCTGAATCTTCTTGAATTGGTGTTTTTTCATCTTTATTGTTAATAGAGTCAACATCATTATTGTTACCATTTCCTGCTCTTAGTAATCTTTCCGCCTCTTCTTTTGCAGCTCTAAGCTTCTCTGCTTCTTCTCTTTCTGCTTTAAGCCTCTTTTCCTCCTCCTTTTTTATATCGACCTCTTTCATACGGGCAACTTCATTCATTGCTGATGTCACATTAAGACCATTCCTAAAATAATAGTCTTTTGCATATTCTCTATACTTCTCAGATGCCATTTCATCAATCAATTTGGTATCTGTGGCCGTCTTAGTTATTGCATTCAAAATATCTTCTTTACATTGCTTAATTGATACCGACTTATTGAGCCACTTTTGATTGAATATCATATCAAATGTCAAAACATTCTCTAACTCACCAACGTTTTCTTTAAAGTATTCTACAAGCTCCGACTTCTTATCCTCTTTAAGCTTTTCATCATATGCTGCAAGCTGTTTATCTATCATAGCTATAGGTTCATCAATCTTTGCAACAACTTCTTTAACTTCAGCCTCAAACACTTCGTATGGAGCCATCAATGCTTTCTTTACTTGTATCCTTCTATTAGATATATCCGTTTTCATAGCATTTAGAATAGCTCTATCTTTTTTTGCTTCCTTCATCTGTTCTTCAGTATAAGCTAATCCTGTATACTGACTTATGATATTCTCTACAGTACTTGTTATCTGTTCTTTATTCCAACCTATCTTTTGTAGGAATACTCCATTATCCGGCTGACTAATAATTAATGATAATTCCTCCATTTCTACGCCTCCTTCTCTGATATATGAGTAGCTTCCATATCTGCCTCAAATAATGCCAATGCTAGCGGATATTTTTCAAATGCTACACCTAATGTACTCCAGTCCTGTGAACCACTGTAAGGACCCATATGCCATCTTATTGCATATCTTTCCTGCGGCGTAAGTTTCATGTATTCTTCTATTATCATTACTGACTTTTCGCCGTGTCCATACGGAATTTTGTCATCTACTGTATAGAATGGAACCTGCTCCCATACTCCATTAACCTTTTTATTCCTCATCTCTGTAGTGTAGTAATATGTTTTACAAATATCATGTAGCACGCTAACTATGATGATACTTTCTTCCGGTATATCTGACAAAATACCACTCCATACTGGAGAGTGTGCTATCTTTTGTGACAGGTTTTTATATACATTCAAGCTGTGATCTAACAATCCACCTTCATACGAACCATGAAACCTTGTAGATGCAGGGGCTAAGTAGAAATCACTCTTCCTTATGAATATCATAAGCTTCTCAACTCCTGGTCTATTTACTTTAGTCATTAAATATTCAAATTCTTCTTTTTTTGCTTCTGTTCCCATAATGCTCCTCTCTTATATAGATTTTATAATTACATCAACCCGAGGGTTCTCTGAATAGAACTTACTTACTTCTGCTTCTACAATTGCTGAATCATCATGATAAGCTATAACATTTAAGCTATCACATATTATCTTACCGATATTATCAAAGTCCGGCTTTTTTGTAGGCCTAATAATATTCGACAGCATCTCTTCTCGCTTCTTTTTACTTACCGATTTTGGAACTTCATAATATGCTTTTATATTTACATATAACATAGCATCGTCCGGAAATCGTTCTCCTTTGGCAACCTCCGTGTAATATAGTTTAACAAGATTTTCATATGCTACTGTCTCTTTAGGAGTGTATGCCTTACTGTAATTGCCTACTCTGGCAACCCTTGGTCTCTGCTTACCAAAAGGTTTGCCAGGTACGGTAAATTTAATCTCATTCATCAATATCCTCATCTGTATAAATCTTTAGAAAATAACTAATGGTTTTACCTGTTTCTGATTTTTTTCTTTTACCAGGTCCCACTGTATATCCGTTCTCATGTAAGATAGCAGTTACTGTCTTTCTATCTTCCAACTTTGCAATGTTAATCTCTGCTAATAATTTCATTTTTAACCCTCCAATAATTTCTTTGCAACACCGTATCTTGATGCCGCCTCTTTTTTTCTCCACGAAAATCCAGTCACCTTAACCGGATAACACATCTCAAATATTCTGTCATATATCCTTGTGTATCTTATGTCATCACATGACTTCATCTGCTCAATGCTAAGGTTAGTAGTAAGGATGACTGGCTTATTGCTTCTATACCTGCTGTCTATAATGTCATATACCTTTTCTATAGCATAATCAGTGCCCCTCTCTGCACCCAAATCATCAATAATTAAAAGCTTTGCATTTTTAATAAGATCTAGCCTCTCATTATCATCAAATGTACCGACATCCTTCAAAATCTTTATAAAAGATGTCATTACAACCGGCACCTTCTTCTCTAATAATTCATTAGCAATTACTGCTGCTGCATAGCTTTTACCAGTTCCAACCGAGCCATATAATATAAGCCCCTGGTTTTCTTTATACATCTTGTCAAAATTCGATATATAGCTTTTGATAATCTTTAATAGTTTAGAATTATCGTCAGTCTCTGTAAATGTATCCAGTCTTGCCTTTGATAGCTTTTCATCCATAAGACTCAATCTTCTAAGTCCTTGAATCGCTCTCATATCCTCTAACTTCTTTTGTTTATTCTCGTACTCCTCCAATTCTTTTCTTCTACAAGCACACATAATGCTTACTTTCATTTCTCTAACTCTACCGCTACCATCAAGTAATGGCATTGGCAGTATCTTTTGAGTTACTTCCCCACATACAGGGCAGTACAACTTATCATCGTTTACCATCATCCCTCCCATGCTGCGTAAGGATTTTCATCTTTTTCGACTGTAGATTCTTTGTCAGCCTTTTTTATAAAATCCGTAAATGGTAGAGTATCTGACAAAAAAGTCTTAGGATGCTTAATATAACACTGCTCTGTGTGAGTTCTCTGAACGTCATTTCTATAGTTTTTTGCTGCTTCTAATAATTCATCCGGCGACCACCCATCTTTCAGTCTTGTATTATACTTTTTATAAGCCTCACCTTTTCCTACCTTTCTTGGATAAATATTCCACCACTCTTCAAATGTCTTAGAATATCTATCCTGCTCAATGCATCCTACAACTTTTACAACAACATCTTTCTTAGGTGTTTCTTCTTTTTTTGATATTGAAAGTACTTCTTTTTCTGCTTTCAACCTATTCTGATATTCTCTCTGCCTATCAGCTTCACTTGACGACTTCCCTATGAAATTTTGTATATCCATCATATAAATCGCACCGTTATCAAGTATCTCTATAAGTTCTAGCTTTTTAAATATATCAAGTGCTTTTTCAACCGTTCCAACCTGATGGCCTGTTAATGTAGCTAAAATTTCAGGTGTATAAGGAATTACATTTCTATACATCAACCTACCAGAACTACCTAAACTTTTTAAGTATAGCTTTAGTAAAATATTGCTATATAGATAGCCATCCTGCATGCTTTCTAAGATTTTTAGCTCGTCACTGTCGAAAAAGTCTTCCTTTAATTTTAAGTAATAATACTTTTTATTGTCAGCCATTTTTCTCTACCCTACACATTAAATGCCAAATCCATAATGGATATAGGCCTTCTCAATATTCTATTATGTTTACAGCAATCACATAAATCACATCTATCAGGTTCTACTTCTCCATTTTTAACCATCAATACTCTGTTTATATTTGATTCGACTATAAGCAAAGCTTCATCAAGATAATTTTGAGTGACATGAATAATTCTTATATCAGGCTCCGTCTCTTTGGTTACTGCTGCTATAAAGAATGGTAGCTTTTTTCCTGTATTTATTTCAACTATCTTCTGATAAACGGCTCCCTGTATGTCATAATTCCAATATCTTACAAAATCTAAGTATCCTATATCCTTCACCCATTTTAGATCTGTAATTGATGACATAACTTTTAAATCAACTATTGCTACTCCAGGAATGTACGAGTCCATCTTTATTTTCCATTGACACCCAAATAAATCTCCAGTCATTATAGTTTGTTTTTCTCCAGATAAGTATTTCATAAAATACTTATCACGCTCTATTCTTGCTATTATTTCTTCAGCTTTTTTGTAAGGTGCCTTCAACTCACCTTTTGCAGTAAATATATCCGGATTTCTTGATTTAAAATCATCCAATGTGCCTTCAATATATGAATCAACATAGCTACCTACAAGAAGAGCTGTAGACGGTTCAGGATTCCACCTTCCAGCAAGCTTTTCCATTGCAGCAAACTCGCATCCAATTCTTCCATATGTACCATTAAAATCTTTGAATTGGCTAACAGACATATACTGCCTGTTAGCTTCATCACTGTAGTAATTATCAGCTGTCAATACCATTTGAAATACTCCTACTCCGTAATATCAAACTCTTCAATCTCTTCACCTGTTTGCTCTCCATCAATCTGTGAATCGCTAGTATCTTCTACTGTCTGAAATGGATCTTCAGCCTCTATAACATCAGGCTTATTATCTCCATAGTCCTCATTTCCACTTTCATCAAATGTCTTCTGGTCATCTGTAATAGCTCTCTGCATATCAACTGATAATATGCCCCATTTACTAAGCAACAACTTGATAACGGTTTTCAACGCCATAGCATCAAAGTCAGTGGTCCATTTGCTTCCTTTTTTGTTATTATTTAAATCATTTCTGTATGCAGTAGAGTACTTTCTTGCATGATTCTCAACTTCTGCCCTAGTCATAAATAGCTCTTTTCTGAACCCTGTAAGAAGCTTAAACCAAGCATAATATCCTGCTATATCTTCAGACTTGCCATTCATTCTTTGTGTGCACTGTGAGAAGTCAGTAACAAAGTCAACCTCTCCTGTAATCGGATTGTATGATACAAGTTCATCCTTATATACAACTGAGCAATTCATCTTTTCATAATATCCAGAGCGAATTGCAAGCTGTATAAATCCCTTATACATCATCTGAAATTGAGCCTCCATACGCTTTTCAGACTGTCTAGTTTGAGGATTATACTTGCTATTGTTATATGGTACTATCGCTGCAAATCCCAAATTACTATCAATAGGTAAGTCATATGTCGCTGCAACAAATGATGCTGACATTATGGTATTGGGATTACACTTTTTAAGTTGGTCTGAACCGGCAACAACGTTGGTGATTGATGCCATAAATTGAGGTGCTTTCTTACCTAATACTTCTGCAAATTTCTTCTTAACAGTATCCTGGGATATAAGATTCTTAATCTGTGATACTACACTTAAACTCTCGTTTTTATGCTCTACCGGTAATTTTTCTGAAACTGACATTTAATATTCCTCCATAACTGCTTTTTTAAGTGGCTCGCCACATAACTCTAAAATTTCTTTTCTACTCATTTCATCAAGGCAATCTTCACATATGCATCCGTCTTGTGAATCCCAATACATATCATCTTCAAATATTGGACTACCACATACTGTACAAGTATATATAGCCCTTTCTTCGGTAGCATTTGGGCATCTTGGATCACATGGAATTGAGCCACATTCTAAGCACATACACTTTCCTCCATCTTCCTTAAAATAGTACTGGCATTGATTCCATGCCTTATTATGTAATGCCTTAACTCATCCGGATATAAAAGTTCTATATACTGGTCAGGCTGTTCAACATTTGCTACTTCCATTTTTCTTAAGCAATACATATAAATCTCTCCGACCTCCTCATCTGTGATGTAGATGCCTTGTTCTCTAAGATTATCAACATGCTTATACAACTTTTTTGGTATCCCCTCCAGGTTCATAGCAAAATCACTCCTAAAACAATTCCAGTCGTTACTAATGCTATATATCCGAGTATTTTCTTGAATATAGTAATGAGTGCCTCTACTTCAGCTCTTGAATCTATAAGTTCTTCAAGCTCTTCTCTATCTACAATTGTGTATTTAGTATTATGTCTTCTTCCTCCAAATACCTGTGCTACTTTAATCTTTGTTTCCATTTATTGCCCTCCATAATTACATAAAAATAATTTGTCATTCTACGATGCTTTTAACTCATCTTTATTTGTCGCTAATTCATTTTTTAACGGCTGTGTAAATATACCGATATCAAGACCTTTAGATTTACTTATTGCATCTTCCAATTCTTCTTGATTGTTTATCCCATAGTCGTCCTTTAAGACTTCCTTCAATCTTTCTACAATGTCCATTATCTCTTACCTTTTAATATTTTCTCTCCAATCAATTTCAATTCACTTATTACAACTGACATTTCATCAAAGCTATCAATAATATTTCTTAAAGTTGGCTTCTCATCTTCAGAAATAACTCCATCCTCAGCTATACATACAAGGCTTTTTTCTATCTTCTTAATCTCATTAAAATCAAGCAATCGTATAAGCTTCAGTGATACTCCCTCTATTCCGCTTATAGATGTTGCAAGTGGAATGTGCCTACCAATAGGGCATTCATGCTTACAATACCCTGTTCTAAGTTCCGGACAATTATATAAATCTGCCATCAATGCTACTTTATCTACAGGAACAATTTTTGTTATTCCAAGCTCATAATCTGATAAAGTGGACTGCGATACTCCAAGTAATTCAGCTGCCCTTTCTCTATTAGATAGGACTTCATTATGTGTCATTGCTTTTTTTCTAGCCTGATAATATATGTTTTTATTCTCTCTCATACATTCACTCCCTATGCTTTTACACCACCTGCTGTCTTATAATTCACATTAGATAGAGTTTATATTTCATCTGAAATATTAAGCACATCGCTAATGGCCTTAATTGCCGACTCCGAATATACCCTTCCATTTACTAACGCTGACGTATACTCTCTTGTAAGACTGACCTTCCTTGCCAACTCAGTTATAGGCATATCAAGTTCAATCAGCCTGATTTTTGCCTGCTTGCACCAATTAGATAACACTCTTGGCATTCCTTTTATTCCCCTTTCCGGCACACAATTTACATGCTTATATAAAAATGATAAAATCGAAATGTACATTTTTATTCAGTAATATTATGTGCATCATTAAATAATGTTTGTTGTATTTGTGTTTTGTAACTTACACCGACATTATATATGGAATATTCCAATTTGTCAATGGTTTTTTCCAATTTTAAAAAGTATTTTGGAGGTATAAATATGACTATTTTAGACAGACTTTTTGAACTTATGAATGAACGTAACTTAAAGCCTTCACAGGTAACAAAGGATATCGGTATCGCAAATTCTTCATTTTCTGACTGGAAAAAGGGTAAAGGAAGCCCTTCACTTGATGCAGTGACTAAATTAGCTGCATATTTTAATGTATCCGTTGATTATATCGTCAATGGAATAGAAACAACATCATTGGAACTTTCCAGCCAGAATGAAATTGTATTGATCCAAAACTTCAGGAAATTAACTCCTACACTTCAATCAAAGCTTCTTATATATCTAAATGGAATGGTAGATGCTTTGTCTCCTACTGTATCAACTGACATGGAAAAAAGGTTATCAGTATAGAAAAATATAAAGAAGAAAATAAAACGCCCATATAGGCTGTAATAACCATGTACAACACTTTATAAATATACCGGATGGGAGTTAAAATAAAATGCAGAATATTTCTGATAAAAATATAAATAGAGTTGCAATATACATACGAGTCTCTACAAATCATCAAATTGATAGAGACTCACTTCCAATGCAAAGGCAGGATCTCATTTCTTATACAAAGCTGTTATTAAATACTGAACAATATGTTATTTTTGAGGATGCAGGATATTCAGGCAAAAATACAGATAGGCCTAAGTTTCAAGAAATGATGAAACAACTAAGGCATGGGCTCTTTACTCATCTCTTAGTATGGAAAATAGACCGTATTTCTAGAAATCTTTTAGACTTTGCTACAATGTACCAGGAATTAAAAGAGCTTGGAGTCACTTTTATATCTAAGAACGAGCAATTTGATACATCTACAGCAATTGGTGAGGCTATGCTAAAGATTATACTTATTTTCGCAGAACTTGAGCGAAATATGACATCTGAGAGAGTAACTGCAACTATGATATCAAGGGCATCTAATGGTCTATGGAACGGCGGTAGAGTTCCTTATGGGTACAATTATGATCCTGATAAGAAGGCATTTAAAATAAACCCTGCTGAGGCTGAGGTTGTTAAGCTAATACATGATAAATATGAGGAACTACACTCACTAATACGTGAATCTCGCGTGTTAAATGAACGTGGAATTATTACTCGTGCCGGAAACCTCTGGAATCCTACAACACTTCAAATAATTCTACATAATACATTTTATTGTGGGGACTATCAATATAATGTCTGCAAGGAAGGAAATAGACAGAAACAGAAAAACAAATCAGAATGGGTAAAAATACACAATCATCATGAGGCTATAATATCTCATGAACAAAAAGAGCGTATTATAGCTCTACTGGACTGTAATAGAAGGCTCAATAAAAAAGTTGTCAAATCTGAAAAATATGTACATATCTTTTCCGGACTACTATATTGTGGCAGCTGTAATAAACCTATGGGAGCATCACCATCATCAAAAATTAAAGGATATCAATATTCAAGATATACTTGTCCGACTAAAAGGCAACTACAATGTGATAGCAAATCTGTGTCAGACCAGACCGTAGGAGAGTTTGTATTTAACTATATCCTCAACTTAATAAACTCACAGCGTGATTTTAAATCTATATCTTCTAAAAATGAACTTCAAAAACATCTACTAAAAGGAAGCTCATTTAATGACATAAAGTCTATTGATTCAGATGGACTGAATGACTTATATAATGTCCTTTTATCCGGCAATATAAATCAAGACATATATAGTAACGATGTATCATTCAAAAAAGAGGATAGTTCAAACTTATCACGTACTAAATTGCTATCGGAAAAACAAAAACTAGAGAGAGCATTAGATAGACTAACAAACTTATACTTATACTCTGAGCAAACATTATCGGAACAAAACTTTTTATCTCATAAAATGCAAATAGATGATAAGCTTAACGAAATCAACGACCAACTTAGCTTTATGGAGTCTGATGATTGGCAACAATCTATATCAGATGCAGAATTTATTGTAAAAACAAGCTCCTTCATTATATCTAAAAAATTAGATGGGAGGAACTACATAAACTATAAGAGACTGGCAACATCCATAGATAAAGAAGTACTTAAATCATTTGTTAATAGTGTCATAGACTCAATTATAATATCAAATGGGTCTATTGAAACAATTACATTTAAAAATGGATTATCTCATACATTTATTCGATAAAAGTAAAATAAGCTGTAGCCCTAAAAGCTACAGCTTATTTATATAGTGTATTTCACAAAGTGCTAAATTTAAGTCACATTATAAACATCGCATCCCCGAAGCTGAAGAATCTGTATCTCTCCTTCACGGCCTCTCCATATGCATGCAAAATATTTTCTCTGC